ATGAGTTCATTCGGATCTGAAATGAAAAAGCGCCTGAAAGAGCTCGAAAAGGCGGGTCAGGATATCCCGAAGATTGTGCACGATGTTGCAAAGATGGCCACCGTTGCGGCGGTGGAGGCGGCAACCAATGCCACACCACCAAACGGCGGAGCTGAGATCGCGGGCACGAACACGAGGTCGGGAAGCCTAGCCCAGCACTGGACAACGGACAGCATTATCGAACCGGTCAACGGAACGACATATCTGGCCAACAATATGCAGTATGCATCATATGTTGATCAGGGGCACCGGATGGATAAGCACTTTGTTCCGGGGCTTCATGTGGTGGGCAGTCATCTGAACTATGATGCAAACTACCCGGGCGGCATCGTGGTAGGTACAAAGACGGAATACGTTCCGGGGCTGTACATGACCAAAAAGGGCATCGGGAAATATAGGCAGGTGGTTCGTGCAGAACTCCAAAAGCGCGTTGAGGAGGCGTTCAAGTAATGGAATACAGTATCATGACGCTCCTTCAGGGGCTTGCGGAAGTGCTGGATGAATTCGGCTATCCGATCTATATCAGTCAACGGCAGCAGGGCGTAACAACACCCTGTTTTTTCATATCGCTCATGCTGGGAAGTTCCCGCAAGGAATTAGGCGCGACCTATTTCAACGATCTGAGCGTGGATATCGTGTTCCTTCAGGATCCGAATATCATAAATGCCACAGAGGGCATTATCGGCGTGATCGAGTATCTGGATGAACATCTTGAGCTTGTTCCGTACCGACCCGATCCCGAAGAAGATCCGGAATGGGTTCACACATATGACCGGTCGCATCAGATTCAGGATTTTGACCTGCACTATCACGTAACATTCAAAAACCGTGTATACATAGCGGACAATGAGCCGCTTATGAAGACATTGGAGGCTATAAACTATGAAATCAAAGTCAAAAGACAATGAAGAAAAGACCGTCGAGACCAAGGCTCCCGTGGTTTACGAGACCAAGCGGCTGTTGAAGTCTGCGGCGCTGAAAAGTTACCAGCCGGATTTTGCGAGGGTGATCCTGACCGCTCCGGCATACACCATCGAGGAGGCCATTGACCTTCTCAATAAAAAATTAAAAGAGGAGGCATAAAAAATGGCAGGTGGTACATGGTTAAGCCAGAACAAGATTTTACCTGGTGTTTATATCAATACCAAAAGCAAGGGATCGCTCCCCGTTGCGGTTGGCCCCAAGGGCATAGTCGCTATATGCGAGCCGCTGAGCTTCGGCCCCGTCAAGGTTGTGAGCGAATATATCCCCGGTGATGATCCGACGCCCATAATCGGGTCAAACCTTCTTTCGAGCGCGGCTCTGTTCCTGCGTGAAATGTGCAAGGGTTCGGATACTACCCCGGCACCCAGCAAGATCCTGATCTATCGTCCCGAAGGCTCTTCGGGCGCAGCGGCTACCGCTACGATCGGCGCCCTGACCGTCGATGCAAAATACATCGGCGCACGCGGCAATGACATTACGATCATAGTGGCAGCTGACCCCGATAACGTGGGCTACTACAACGTTATCACCGTTGTGGACGGCGATACCGTCGATGATCAGTACATCGACGATCTGGACAGCCTGATCGCGAACGACTGGGTGGAATTCACCGGAACCGGAACCACGATCACCACTTCCGCAGGTACCGCACTGACCGGCGGTTTAGACCCGACAGTCAGCGCGACCGATTACGCGGCATTCATGACCGCGATAGAGCCCTATACGTTCGATATCGTTTGCTACGACGGCGGCAATGCTACCGTTGCGGCGGCATTTGCGGCTTTCGCACAGCGTATCAGCACCACCACCGGACGCAAGATTCAGGCTGTGGTATCGAATGACAGCGGCGCGAACAGCGAATGGGTTATCAACGTGCTCAATGGCGTCAAGCTGGCAGACGGAACCAGCATCTCAGCTGCACAGGCTACGTGGTGGCTGTCCGGAGCTGAAGCAGGCGCTCCGTACAACAAATCGCTCACCTACGCCCAGTATCCCGGGGCTGTTGAAGCTAACCCCAAGAAGACCACCGCTGAGATCGAGGCGGCTGTCACTGCAGGCGATATCGTGTTCTTCGATGAGTTCGAGAGCGTTAAAGTCTGCACCGACATCAACACCTTGACCAGTTTTACCGTCGACAAAGGACCCGAATACTCCAAGAACCGCGTCATGAGGGTGCTCAACCAGCTTTGCAACGATATCTACAAGCAGTTCAGCTTGTATTTTATCGGCAAGGTCGACAACAACGACACCGGCCGTAACCTCATGAAGGGCTGGATCGTGGGTTACATCAACGAGATGCAGGCAAACAACGGCGTCCAGAACTTCAGCGCGGACGATGTTACCGTTGCCCAGGGCAACACCATCGACAGCGTGGTCGTGACGATAGGTATCCAGCCCGTTGACAGCATCGAAAAGATTTACATCACCGTGACCGTATCGGCTACGGATGCAGAATAAGGAGGGACTGAGCGATGGCATTCTTACTTGAAAAGGACGCCCTGAACGGAAAACAGGGCAAAGCGATAGCAACGATAAACGGCCAGAATCAGGAACTCTTCGGGGCAAAAAAGATTCAGACCGATGCGGAATTCCAGGAATCGGATTTTAAGGTTATCGGTACTACGCTGGTTCAGAACAAGACCACCGGCGTGAAGATGACCGGAACCATGACGATCTACTACGGAACGCCCATCTTTATCAAGATGGTGCAGGATTACAAGAAGACCGGCAAGATGACGTTCTTCAACTTGCAGATCGAGAACGACGATCCGTCAACTTCCGTGGGCAAGCAGACTGTAGTTTACTACAACTGCAAGCTCAATAAGGTCCCGATGTCTATGCTCGACGCAGACGCGGATTTCCTTGAGGAAGAAGTGGGCTTCTCATTCACCGACATTGAGGTTCTCGACTGGTTCCATGATCCGGCAACAGTAGGCTAACCAAGATCAACCAAGACAGGGGGAATATATCATGAGTATCAAGGCATTTATGCAGCCGCCCGTTGAGGCGGAAACTAAAGAGGTTATAATTTCGGCGCGGTTTGCTGATGAAAAAGGCAAACCGCAGCCTTTTGTTATCCGGGCGATCAGCCAGGAAACAAACGAGGCCCTGCACAAACAGGCCAGCCGTCCCATAAAGAAGAACGGCGTGGTGGTTGGCGAAGACCTCGACACTACGAAATATGGGCGTCTGTTGGTGCTGGCTTGCACTGTGGAGCCGGATTTTAAGAACAAAGAGATCTGCGACTATTACAAGACAATGGATCCGGCGGAAGTACCGAGCAGGATGCTCAGCGCCGGGGAATACGCGAAGCTGGTCAAAGAGATTAACGAGCTCAACGGGTTCGTCTCTCAGGATAACAGCGAAGCGCTGGAGGAAGAAGCAAAAAACTAGCATATGAGGATACGCTGGATTCGCTTTTGTGCCGCTATATGCTCACAGAGCACGGCGTTTTTCCTCATGACGTTATAAATATAGACTTACGTGAAAAACTGCTCATGAAGGCGCTTTTGGAGCGCGAATCAAAAGAGCGGGAAAAGATCAAGAAGAAGAGGTGACGGCATGCCTGGGATAAAAGAACAGCTCAGTATTACAGATGGCTTTTCGCAGACATTTAAGGCATTCCAGAATGCCGCAAACGGCGCTACGCAGTCGGCTGATAATCTCAACGAGAGCATCAATGATGTCGGCAATAATGACAGTATGGAACGGCTGATTTCGTCCATCAATAGGGCATCCAGTACGCTTGAAGACATCGCCAACAGCCAGAAAAAGGTCACAGATGAAACCAAGAAGACCGCTGAAGCTTCCGGGGACTGGCTGAACAAGATAAAGGGCGTCGCGGCGTCAATAGGCACCATGAAACTGGCCCAGGGATTCATTGAGCAGGCGGATGCTATGAGCCAGATGCAGGCTAAGTTAGGCGCTATCAACGACGGGCTTCAGACCACAGATGAGCTCAACAAAATGATCTTTGCATCGGCGCAGCGGTCAAGAGGATCCTATGAAGACACAGCGAACCTTGTCACCCGCATGGGCATGAATGCGAAAGAGGCATTCAGTACCAACCAGGAACAGATCACCTTTGCGGAGAATCTGAACAAGGCGTTCAAGATCGCCGGTGCTTCCGGTCAGGAACAGGCCAGCGTTATCCTTCAGCTGTCACAGGCGCTTGCCGGTGGTGTGTTACGAGGTCAGGAGTTCAACGCAGTAATGTCCGGTGCGCCTAACGTGATCCGGCAGATCGCTGAATACATGGACGTTCCGGTCGGTGAGATGCGCAAGCTTGCCGAAGAGGGCGCCATCACGGCGGATATCGTAAAGAATGCACTCATATCCGCGACAGACGATATAAACGCTCAGTTTGAGCAGATGCCGCAGACATGGGGCGGCATTATCCAGAGCGGCAAGAACTATCTGATATTCGGGTTACAGGAAGCCTTCGCGGACTGGACGGCATTTATCAATACCGAACAGTTCCAGGAAGTCATGAACATGCTGCTCAACGCGGTGATCGTGCTTGCACGCGCAGGTGCACAGGTTCTGATGGGCTTAGCCAATGCCGTGATCTGGGTGAAAAATAATTGGGAACAGCTGGCACCGGTCGTTTATGCAGCGGCGGCGGCGTTCCTTGCCTTCAAGGCGGTGAGCCTTGCCGCATCTATAGCACCGGCTATCGGGTTCGCTATCACGCACGGCTGGCTCTTGCTGTTGGGCGCGGCCATCGTGCAGGGCATCAAGGTAGCGCGTGACATGGGTGCTACGTGGGAAGACGTCGGAAGAGTCATCGGCACGGTGTTCGGCGTACTGTACGCGACCGTGCACAATATCATCGCCAATATCTGGAACGTGTCCGCTGAGTTCGTGGAGTTCTTCGCGAATGTCTGGAATGATCCTATCGGTTCCATCGTGCGGCTGTTCACGGGTATGGCTGACACCATCCTGGGCGTTTTAGAGCGCATCGCAACGGCTATCGACAAGGTCTTCGGGTCTTCCCTGGCTGATACGGTCAGCGGATGGCGGAACGGCCTTCAAAGCTGGGTCGATGAGAAATACGGCGAAGCGAAGATCAAAGTAGACCGCATGGATTACGCGGACTATTACGACACGGCCGTCCAGTTCGGTGAGAAGGGCGCGAAGCTTGCCACCGATATCGAGGGTTTTGTTTCCGACTTCACGAGCGGATTCAGCGCCCTGGATGAGATCAACAGCCAGCTTTCCGGGCTGGACGATATAGCGCTTGCCGTGGGCTCCACGGGTGAGATCGCCAATGTTGGCACAGTCGGAGAAGTAAAGGGCGATGTCAATCTGGCAGAGGAAGACATCAAGATCCTGCGTGATCTGGCTGAAATGAAATACATGCAAAAGGTCGAGCTGAAAACGCTGGCACCTGAGATCAACGTTTCCATACCTGAGAGCGCGGCGGGTACGCTGACCAACGAAGACGTCGCGGAAGCTGTCAGGGTGGTGCTGATCGAACAGGCTGCAGCGCATACGGCAACGGCGCATTGACATAGGAGGGCGGCATGAAGATCGAGCCTAAAACAAAGATATGGTTGGAGTTTGGCGGTGAAAAGTTCTTGCTGCCCGTTAATCCTGAAGAGCTGGAGATCACGAAAGGCTCAAACCCGAGCCAGTTCATGATCATGGGCGTGGGACAGATAGACATCCCGCAGTTGTCCAACCTGCAGAAAATAAAATTTGATTGTTTCTTTCCGGGGACAACGTTAGACCCGTACACCAACGCGGAAGCCCAGCCGCCTAAGTATTACATGGACATTCTGAGAAATGCCATGAACACGGCACAGGTCGGGCGGTTCACGATCTACCGCAAAGGCAAGAACAACATGAACATCCGTGTCACGGTCAAAAATTTCCAGACCACCGACAAGGGCGGGGAGCCGCTGGATGTGTCGTACAGCCTGGAACTGTTGGAGTATCGCAAAACCAAGCCTGAAAAGGTCGTTATCAAGAAGACCGGGGAATATACAAAGACTGCGAGCCGCGAAGTGCAGCGCACCGTTGACAAACCGGTGTTGAGAGTGGGCGCGAAGGTCGTTGCCAATGGCAATTATTACTATTCCTCATACGGCGACGAACCGCACGGGACAGCGAAGAATCTGTACATCGAGGTCAAGCGCATCGTGCCTGGCAGGGCTTACCCGGTGCTGATCGGGACGCACGGCTGGATCAAGGAAAGCAACCTTCAGATAAAGGGGTGATCAGATGGATATATCCCTAAAGGTTATAACGAAAAAAGGCAACAAAGAGACCGTCAAGGACTATGCGCCGGTGATGGTCGAGGCTAACTATGTAACAAACCGCACTAATTCACCGGGCAAGTTTACGTTTTCCACGGTGGAGGATGCGGGAATCGATATTGAGATGGGTTCCGCGATCTATGTCACGCTTGAAGGCATGGACATTTTCAAGGGCTATATCTTCAGCGCGGAACGGCAGCGCAACCATAAGGTCACATATACCGCATACGACCAGCTGAGATACCTGAAAGCAAAGGCATCATATGACTTTCGGGCGCGGTCGGTGGGTGACATCATAAAGACCATTGCATCGGACTTTGGCTTAGAGGTCGGTGAGATTGCTGACACGGGTTACAAGCTTCCGAGCCTTCGGGCCGAGAATGAACCCTGTTTGGATATCATTGAAGATGCGCTGGCACAGACCATCAAGCAGACCGGCAAGATATATCTGTTCTATGACGATTACGGCAAGCTGACCCTGATAGAAGCCAGCAAACGCATATGGAACAAACTGATCGGCGATGCAAGTTTGCTATCGGATTATTCGTACCAGCGAAGCATCGACAGCGACACGTACAACCGCGTGAAGCTGGCCAGACCGAACAAGAACACCGGCCGCGCGGACGTGTACATGTATGAAGACTCAGACACGATCAGACATTGGGGCTTGCTTCAATATTACGATACCGTGGACGAAAACATGAACGCGGCTCAGATCGAGGAACTATGCCAGAACTATTTGAAATATTATGACAGGATCTGGCAGACCTTGAAGCTCAAGAAGGTCATCGGTGCACCGGAGCTTCGGGCGGGCTGGATCATTCCGGTGAGGATAAACGAGATCGCGGCGACCAATACGACCAGGATGTTTTTGACTGAGCGTATCAGCCACAAGATCACCGGCAACAGCCACACGATGGAAATAGAGGTTCGCAATCTTAATGACCTGGGAGGTATTGCGTAATGGAATTGATAGATACGATACATCAGATCATCAATCAGAGCCTTGACGCATTCCAGACAACAGAACTGGCCATTGGCACGGTGGCAACAGTAAACCCGCTGAGCGTGACATTGAACGCGAACCTTCCGCCGATTCCGGAAGAAGCACTGATCCTGACCGATTCGGTCAAACAGCGGATAGTACACGCGACAGACGGAACCGGCAAGGGCACAGGCACCGGCAAGGTCAGGATATCGCAGGAAGACGTTGACGTTACGGACGTGGATGTCACAGACGTGGAAATCGATGTCGAAGTCCAGAGCGACCTTCAGGTCGGGGATGCGGTGATCCTTTTGCGGGTCATGAAAGGCCAGCAATTCATTATTCTGTCAAAAGTAGTTTAGGAGGGGAATCATGGCGGTAAATACGTTACCGGAAGGGACTGATCTTGAGGATCTGGTCAATGAGTCCCTGCCGACGAACACATTCTTGATAAATCCCGAAGGCGACCAGATCGCGGGCATGAATGAAGACCTTGAAGCCATGCGGCAGGCCGTTGAGATCATTTTGACAACAAAACGATTCAATTATCAGATTTACACGTCCAACTTCGGCGTGGAGCTGGACGATCTGATAGGCGAGGATCCTGACTATATAGAATCGACACTGCCCGAGCGCATCAGGGATGCGTTTTCGGTCGATGACAGGATCCTGATGGAAAAGAACTATGTGTTTGAGATAAACGGCGATAAAATGCTGGTCATGTTTGACGTAGTGACCGTGTTTGGCACGTTTGGGACGGGGGTGCAGATCTGATGATTGATTTTTCAGGATATACCAAAGAATACATCGAACAGGAAATGTTGGGGCAGGTAGACCCCGACATCGACACCCGCGAAGGCTCCATGGTGCAGACAGCCGTAGCGCCGGGGGCGTGGTGGCTGGAGGGCATGTATCTCGACATGGACAAGATTCAGCAAAACTCCAACAGCCAGACCGCGGTCGGGGCATATCT